CTGTTTAGGAGGATTAAATGCTTCCATTTCATCAAGGAGATCCTCTTTGTACGCTGCCCATAATTTTGCTGTTTCAAGTGTAGAAAAGGTTTGACATATTGTTATTCTATTTCTAGAAATCTTAACACCAAATCTACCCTTACGTTCTCTAATTGTTGCCAAAATATTTACTCCTTAATCTATTTTTCCATAAAAGAAACCCAGCTTCTAAATATCTAATCGGATTAAAATAAATAATGTTTAATCTATCAAGTTCTGCTAACTGTGCACTTGTAGCCTCTAGCTGCTCTATATATGGCTTTTCAAAATCAAAGATAGAAACTTCTTCGATTTCTGTCTCTAAGTTATCTACATCTAGAGAAACAAGAGTCTTTGTAAGTCGAGTCAGGGTTATTCCATTTTCATAATCCCTAAACAGATCCAAGTCTTGCTTACCAAATACATTAAAAGTGCAGATGTTGTGTACATTATCGGTGAGCTCATAGATAGAGCAAATGGTCTTACCTGGATGATTTCTAAGGCCTCTTCCAATCATTTGACAATACAAAGGCTTAGATTTTGTAGGCCTAGCGATAATCATGGCTTCAATGCTGGATTCATCAAATCCTTCTGTGAGCAACTGGCAATTAGTTATGATATCAATAGTGCCATCTTTAAATTCTTTTAGGATGGCTTTCCTAACAGGATACTCAAGTCCACCATGAATAGATTTGGCTTTATAGCCCAGATCCTGAAAGGTTTTTGCTAAAGATTGTGCATGGATAACAGAGACACAGAAAACTATAGTTTTTTTATTTATGCAATTTTCTAAATAACATTTAGTCACAAGTGCGTTTCTCGATGGATTATCTAATTCCTTAAGGGAAATTGGCATAAAGTCCCCACTCGACAGCTTCCTATTCTCAAACTTCTGACCCGTTTTTATGCGAAAACATTCCGCATCACAAAGATGACCTTCTTGAATCAACTCAGCAACATTTTTCTCGTACGTTAATTTACCAAATATCTCAAGCAGGCTTTTTTGATCATGCCTCTCAGGAGTAGCTGTGACACCTAATATCTTAATATCTGGGCATGCTTTAGAAAATCGTTTGATAAATGCTTTATAAGAATGACTTTGAGAATGATGCGCTTCATCTATAACAATCAAGTCTAGGTTCTTGCTTATCAAATACTCTATAGTGGTATCGAAATTTAAACTTGCTGCAGTGACAATATAATGGTCGGCGTCTTTCCATGTATTGCCTTTTCTAGCATAAACATTGTCAATAAAATCAACGCTAGACTCTTCAACTTGCTCAAGTAATTCACGAGAAGGAACAACTATCAGTGAGCTTTTAACGTACTGTGATATGTAGGACAAGAAAATAAAGGTCTTTCCTCCGCCTGTAGGTATCTGAATAAGCTGACGGTTATTTTTGTTAAAATGATCCTTGATCTTAAGGACGCATTCCTCTTGATAATTTCTGAGCTTCAACACTTCACCTGTGGTATAATTGTGTATAACTATAAACACCAACACGCATTAACCACAAGATGTAATTTGTTTTTTCTTGTGTAAATCTATAAGATGGTATTTACTAGTAAATTACAGTAACACCAACCCCAAGGAGCCATATGCTTAATCAAGCCACAGGCATGCCGAAGCCAGGTCAACCATCACTTCCAAAACCTAAAGGCGCTCCAGGCGCATCACGAGGCCGCTAATGAGCTTTAACTTTCACGATCAGGGCTTTATAGCCTCAGACTCATATTCACGCAACCTAGACCGCCGTGTTGCTATGGATGAGCATCCATATGGCTATGAGGGTGAAGTTCCTCCTGCTGGCTACCAGAATACCGCTATGGTTAAGCATTATGAAAATGCTAAAGAGAAGAAGCAGAGGGATCTATGAAGCAATGGCATATAACAAACATGAAGGCTATTACGAAGATGATCCTTGCTATTGTTCTAGTCCAGGGTTTTTCAATGATGGCTCAAAAGTTTGTTGGAATTGCGGTAGGAGTAATCTTATGAAGCCCAAAGGCGACTACGCGACTATAGAGAACTTCAAGACTAAGCCTAAGCTTGGCAATGACCCACACTTACACGGCAAGACTTCCGTGGATAACGCAGGTGGGGCAAACCCTCCTAGCATAAATCCTTCAAAAAAGAAGAAGAGGTAATTATGAAAGAAATGAAATCAGCTCACTACGAGCATGGTACAGATAAGCCAATGAAACGCTCATCAGCTGGTCGTCCAGTAGGTCTATATGGCTGCGATGATTTTAAGTCAGATTCTATGGATCAGGCTTATGGCCAAGCAGGTATGGAAGGATGCAAGAAAGATATGGGTAAAATCCATTCTCAGCACCTTCATTCATATTCAGATGACTGCTCAGCAATGAAAGGATAAACATGACTGAAGAACTTGGTCCGGTCAGAGACCAGATGGCACAAGATTGCTGGGATATTGCATATGGTATTGCAAAAGACCGAAGCCATGATCCTAAGCCTTTTTACATCCTATACTCAGCTAAGGTAGACCCTAAGCTATCAGGAGCTGATGCGTGGGGTAAACGTGTAGCTGGTGGCATACGACAGTCATTTAGGCTCTCATATGACAGACCGCCCTTTGTTCTAGGCATGTTAGTGTGGTACGTAGAAGGTCCTAAGGGTTTATTCCAATTTATCCCCGAGCTTTCTAGTCCACCAGATATCCCTATTGATCCATCGTTACTATCAAGAGATAGTTGCGATACATCACTAGGTTTAGCTGAAAAAGCAAAAGAAATGAGTAAGTCAATGCCGCTAATTAGTTAGTGGCGCATAGCAAACTATTAACGGGCGTAAACCGAGTGTCGCCGACTCTTTAGGAAACTATGACAATATACGATCAAGACTACATGTCAGAACTAGACATGCAGCAACAGAATATGCAGGGCGTAACAGATCCCGCCGCCGGGGGTCAGGTAGCTACTCCTCAAGAAGCCGAAGTTCCTAAAGAAGAAGTTGTTCAGGACGTTGAACCTGTGCAGCCAGATTCTGATAAAGAGTATAACTTCCGAGCATTACGAGAGGAACTAGCACAAATTAAAGAAGATCGGGATCGCCTACGTGGTGACTTCGAAGATCTTCGCCGCAATCAAGTGCAACGTCAACCTGAGCCGCCTCGTAAGCGAGCAATAGATGATATCAACTCTGATGATCTCATCACAGGGGCACAATTAAAAGCAGCCATGGCAGAGCGTGAAGCTGAGTACCAACTCATGCTTGGAGAGCTTCAGGTAAAAGCGCAGAACCCCGACTACGACGAGGTAACAGCTAAGTATGGCGTACCTCTTATTGAAAAAGAACCTGATCTTGCGCAAGGATTTTTAGCTTCCAATAACAAAGCTGCTTACCTATATAAGATAGGCAAGCTAGCGATGAATGCGGAACGAAGAGCAGAACCTGTTATGCAAGCTCCGCCACAGCAGTCTTCACAAACTGCTCAGCGTATAGTAGAAAACTCTAGAAAGCCCGGAACCTTATCCAACTCAGTTGGCGGCTCTGGTAACCTATCTAAAGCTGACTATTATGCAACGATGTCGGAAGCAGAATTCCAGGCCTTCATGAATAAAAATCTGGAGCAGATCTAACTTAAGAGTAGATCATGGCAATTACAACATTAACGCAACTTCCTCCAGAAGTGCGTACCTATTTCGATAGAATGTTGCTAACACTTGCTCGCCCCTACTTCATTTACGACCTTTTCGCCCAAAAGAGACAAATTCCTCTCAATTCCGGCGATCAGATGGTATTTGCACGTTATGCGACATTGTCAGCAGCAACTATCCCATTAACCGACGGACAAACTCCAGCCGGTTCTCAGTTATCACGTACAGACTTTAAAGCAGCAATCAGCTGGTACGGTGACTACGTTACAATTTCCGACCAAGTACAATTCGTTGTACAAGACCGTGTATTGAACGAAGCTACCAAAGTGCTATCTCTACAACTTGGTTTAACTATCGATACTCTTATTAGAGATATGATGGTTTCTACAGCATCTGTAGTAGCATGTACTCACGGCGTTAACGGCACAGTGCCTACTGAAATCACAGATACTGATATTCAGACAGCAATTGTAGCTCTACGCCAAGGCAACGCACGGCTTATGACCAACCCGATGCCAGGTGAGAACAAGTTTGGTACAGCACCTGTACGTAGCTCATATTGGGGCTTTATGAGTGTAGACCTACAACAAGATCTAGAGAATGTAAGTTCCTTCATCTCTGTTGCTAACTACCCTAACCCAATGAACGCGCTTGAGGCCGAGTGGGGCTCAACACGTAACGTAAGATGGCTCCTAAACACTAACGGTTTTAGTGGTGGTGCGTCTGTAGGTGGTACATCTAGCCCAATTTACTCAAGCTTCATCCTAGGCCAAGAGGCATATGGTGTTGTGAGACTTGGTGCTAAAGAAGCCGAGTTCATCGTGAAGCCATTAGGCGCTTCCGGTACTGCCGATCCGTTAAATCAGCGTGGAACTGTTGGATACAAATATCCGTTTGCGACAAGGATAAACTTTAATGTCCTTATAAAATCCGAAGTAATTGACTTGAAAGCCCTACAGGGTGACAAGGCGCAAGCCGAAGATGAATATCTTCTTGCAGCGTGAACGACTAAGTCTTTGGACACCGAAAGGTGATGCGATAGTCTGAACACGGCGAATGAATAAAGGCCGTGAGGTTGATCCGAAGAGGTTGGCCCGCCTAGATGTTTGTAGTCTAGGTCATAAAAGTAACAGAAATGATTGAATGACAACTGGATCACACGCTTAATCTCAACAGTATAAGGAAGGTATTATGGCTATTTATAGAACAGGTACATTTACCTTAACTTCTACTGCTGCTGCACAGACACTTAACCTAGGTTTTGTTCCTTCATATTTCACTATGCAGGATATCACTTTGGCTAGTACGTCTGGTCGGGGTGCTGAGGTTATATGGGATGCTGGTATGGCAGCTCTTGCTACTCCTATCACCATTGCGCGATCAGTAGCAGCAGGCTCTATTACACAGAGTACGTTAACAACAACAGGTATTAGCGCTTTTCAAAGTACTGATGCTGATTTGTTCACACCTCAACAAGCACCTTATACAACTGTATCAGGTAACAAGGCTTATATCCTTGAAGGCACTAACCTAGTAATTACTGGAGTAAGCCAAGCGGCACAAGCCGTTATTACAGCTACTCATAGTTTTACATCATCTGACTGGGGTGTAACTGTTGTATCGTTCCATGGAATTCCTGGAATGACGCAGTTAAATAATTTGTACGGAACTGTTGTAAGTTCAACTTCTACAACAAGTTTTACCGTAAATATTAACACCACTAACTTTACTGCTTATAGCAGTTCAGGGAAGACAGCTGGTGTGAACACAGGTTTTGCTAACGTGATTACTGGAGCTCCGGTGAACACGCTGTATAGCAACCAATTGTTGCCTACAGCAGAAGCTAACCTAGGTTATATCGGTATTACCATGGGTACAGGTATTTGGGCATTGGCTAACGTAGCTAACAGCGATGTTTGGTCTTACCAAGCATGGGCTCAAAGTCCAGTTACAGGTCCGTAATAATAATAGTACTTAAAACGTACAAACCGGGGGCAACCCCGGGGATATTTGAGGTTTAAGTGGCAAGAAACTTAGCTGGAGCAACATTACCTGCCGGAAATGGCGGCGTGACCTATCCATCGCCTGATGAATGGCCTATCACAGTCCATGCCGTAACAGGCATCACTAATGGTAGAAATCCTACAGTAACAGCTCCAGGCCATGGAATCACTTTATCTTCACAGCAATCAACGCCACAAGTTGATTTTAGCCAAGTCAAGGGCATGCACCAGATCAACGGTCAATTCGCTTACGTCACAAGTGTGATAAGTTCAAGCCAGTTTACCATTGCTTTGGACACGTCTAACTATTCAGCCTATATAAGCGGGGGCTTTATTAACGTGCTGGTAAGTCCAGCGCCGATAGATCCGCTAACAAACACTTACCCATAGGAGGCATTATGCCAAGAGGTATTCCAAATCATAAAAAGCTAAACAATCAATCACAAGAAGTAGTTAACAAAAACTTCCTCGAAGAATATCCAGATACATTGCCTGTAGAAAACCAAATCTACATGACTACTGAAATGCCAAAAGAAGAACGTGTAGTTTTCGTAAACAACAGAGACCCAGGTTGTGCTTTGTACTTTCACTATAGCTCTAAAACACATCCACTCAAGCAATACACACTTATGCATGGCTTAGAGTATGACCTACCTGTTGAAGTGATTAAGCATCTTGAAGGACAGAATGACTATGACCGTTATTCATGCCATTCTAGATTGTATTCATCACGTACAAACTATGAAGGAAACCCAGAGAATTATGTGTCTGGATATAAGTCATATTTCCAATGCAGGTCTGTCAGAAAGTAATAATTTTAAGGATAAAGCAACATGTCAATACCTGCTTCAAGCTGGACAGCCAATGATATACTAAATAAAGTGCGTAATATTACGGCTACGCCCATTAGTAGTACAGGCTCTAGCGCGCTTAGTAATAATCAGATTTATGATTATATAAACAAATATTACGCGTTTCAGATGCCTTTCGAGCTGAAGGAGCAGGTAAATCTTCAGCCTTATAACTTCACAACAGTGGCAAATCAGGATGTTTATACTGTCTCGACAGCATTTCAGACTGATGAGCCTATGTGTTATGCAAACGGTTATCCACTTGTCTTTTACCAAGATAGAGATGTATTTTACCAAGACTGGCCACAGCAATATACCCAAGATCAAGTAGCATCTGCTGGTGGGGTATCTGCAACGTTTACAGGTACCACACAAGCGTCACCTATAATACAAGGTACTTACTATATCACTGATGGAACACAAGTCGCATTTGACAAAAGCGATGGGATTATTTATCAAACTATTGCTGGTGTGGATACTGCTGTAGGTACGTTAAATTACCTATCAGGTGCCTTCAGCGTTACATTTAACACAATACCGACAGCCGGTTTGTTGATTTATGATAACTACCAAGCCTATCAGCCAGCAAGACCGCAAGGCGTGTTATTCTATAATTCAAGGCTAACCTTCCGCCCAATCCCCGATCAGGTATATCAGATCACACTTCAGGGATTCGTTACCCAGGTTCAGTTTGCCGCAACGACAGATACGCCAGTATACACAGAATGGGGCGAACTTATTGCCATGGGGGCAGCGCTAGATATCTTCATGGATAGAGGTGATCTTGGTGCATATAACAACTATTATCCATTATTAAAGCGTTATGAAAACATCGCGTTAGCAAGATATGTTCAACAATTTAGTGATGCCCAGAGTGTACCCAGGTTCTAAAATGAAATGTTTACAATGTGAGAAAGAAATATTAGATCCGAAATTTCAGAAATATTGTTCTGTTCTTTGTAGAATATACTATAATTCTAAAGAAGTGGCTTCTGGATGTAGGGAATGGACTTCAGTAAAATCTAAAGGATACGGAAAAATTTTCATAAATGGAAGAAGCCCAATTGTACATAGACTTTTATGGGAAATAACTCATAACTGCAAACTTCCTAAGGAAATGAAAGTTTGTCATAAATGTGATAATCGAGCTTGTATAAACATGGATCATCTTTTCTTAGGCACACAAAGTGAAAATATGCTGGATTGCGTGCGAAAAGGACGAAATCAAGATGTTTCGGGAGAGAAAAATGGTTATGCTAAGCTAAATTGGGAAAAAGTATATGAAATAAGAGAAAAATATAAAAACGGCATTCCCAAACAGGAAATAGCAAATCAATATGGAGTAACCTATATGACAATAACGCATATAACACGCAACAAAACCTGGAGACAATCACCATGAGTTTTCTTCCAAATATTCCTCAACCAAGTGATAACATCTCAGTATCACAAGGCAACATATTGACGAACTTCCAATATCTTGGTGCTACCACGGGTAATATTGCTTTAGGATATTATAAATTACCCAATGGATTAATAATTCAATGGGGTCAGACAACTATTTCCTCTGCCACGTCAAGAGTTATTTCTTTTTCACAAACTTATTCTACTTCAGTATTTTCAATACAAGTTACCAGAATTGCCGCAAGACCATCTACAAATACGCCAAATGGCAACTATATTCAAGATACAAGCATTACTAATAGTGGATTTAGAATTGTAAATGATGATGGAATATCTTCAGGATTTTATTGGTTTGCTATAGGATTATAAATGAACCCAGACAGCAGTTATCAGCCTTTTTTGATCGGACAAGACGGTAAAAGCAAGACAGGTTATTTCACCTATTTTGATTCATGGGTAAAGCCTGAAGATGCTTTTGATACCCTGCAAAATGCTTATATTTATAGAGGTTCCCTATATCAGCGTAGTGGGCTATCGCTTTTCCCCTCAGCCTCATCTCCAGGCGCGCTTGTTTATCAAAATAATGAAATAGTTGCTACAGGTAATGGCGGAAGCACTTATTCAGGAATACTTGCAGACTTCCCCTTAATTGGCACAGTAACTATCACAGCAAAGACTGCCTCTGGAATACGCACTTCTACAGCTACTTTTGGAGCCGGAAATCGTTCATGGAGTAGTGGAGGCGCATCTTTAGCTACGGCAGCACCTGGAAGTACAATTAACTTCACTACTGGTGTTTGGTCTATTAATACAAGTGCTACAGTAGCAAATACACTACCAATCACCATACAGTACAATTATGTCCCTACATTAGGGACAACACCAGTCAACAACCCCATAATGGGCATAAAGACTTTTCTAAATGAGATTAATGACACAAACGTTCTCATTGTGCTTGATACTCGTAGAGCATCTTATTGGGATACAGGTACAAAATCATTTGTTCCAATAGCAAGCTTTCAGCAGTATTTCTATCAATTCCCTAACCCTAATGCTCTTGTAACTACACCGACAGTAACGCTTCAATGGACAAATATTGCGCCTTATTCTGTTACGGTAAAGACATTTACATCAGCTGGTGTTGTAATAGATACGGTAACAGATGTTCCAACAACTAGTGCAGCAGGAACTTTGACAGCTTCAGGTAATATTTCTGGCGGAGCGATTAATTATACTAACGGAACTATCAGCGTCACATTTACCGTAGCTCCGGCAGTACAAACGCTGGTGCAAATTACCGCATCCGTTCAAGGTGATTACTTCTCTGGCAATAACACTAACTTTTTCAATTCCGTTAACTGGTCACCTGCTGAGACTGCTGGTTATTTATATCTTACCAATAACGTCGACTTCATCACTCGATTTGATGGAACAAGGCTATCAAGACCCGCATTTGCTACTATCGGTACAGGTGCCAACGTACAAGTCACATTGATAGCTCCGTCAACTGTGCTTTTGCCTTACATCAATAGCATCTCAAAAGCACTAGATGTAAAAGTTTATAAGAATAGGTTATTATTTTTTAGACCTACACTTACAACAGATTTTGAGCCACATTCTCAAGGTGTATTCTACAGTGCGCTTAACCAACCATTAAATTTTGTATCTGATATAGCAGGTAATGGTGGAGACCTAGAATTACCTACTGGCGACTGGATTATGTCTACACAGCTTTTGCGAGATGGCATAGTGTTGTTTATGAACAATAGCACATGGTTCTTTCGATTTACAGCTAACCCATTTGATCCATTCCGAGCTGACCAACTCAATAGCTCCAAATCTACAAACGCACCTTATGGTAGTGCTGTTTATGACGTCACTGCGACGTCCATGGGTGCTAAAGGTCTAATTGAATGTGATGGTGTGGGAGTTCAGCGTTACGATCTTAATATAGTGGATGCCTTTGAACAAATTAACCAAACCTTTTTTGGTCAATGTTTTGCTCAAAGGTATGATTCACTCAACCATACTTGGATGCTTTATCCAACATATGGTTCTGGACTTACCACATCTGACTCTGCGCTAATATATAACTTCCAAGAACTAACATGGGCTATATTTAATTTCAATCTTGGAAACCTAATATCCACCCCTACAATTAGAAATACCCTGTCTTGTTTAGGATTAGGATTCACCACAGACGATATTAACTGGTCAGATTTTGCTGCTGGATCAGGATCAGATGTCCAAGGTTTATCTTGGGAACAATATCCATATCCATGGAATTACAATCTTGTCCAAGACTTGGCACCTTCTCTTTTAGCAGGTGATCAAAATGGATTTGTGTATTTCTGTAACGATGGACCTACCGATAACCCAGGGCCTAATGGATCGGGTAACAATGGCATCCAGACAATTATTCAGACAAAGAGACTTAATCCTTTTGCACAACTTGGAACAAAGGCCAGATTTGGGTATCTAGACATATATTATGAAGTAAATGCTGCTATTACTATTACTATGAAGTTTAACTCAAATAATAGTGGAAATGCAGTCCAGACATACAGCTTTAATATGGATGGACCTACCAATGAAACTTGGGCGTGGAAGAGATTTTATATAAATTGTGTGGCTGAATTTATCCAGGTTGAAATAACTAGTGAAGTGCAGGGAACCCAGGATGACACACCAGTATATAATACCAATGGCGTCTTTAAAATCCTCGGCATGATCCTATGGGCATCCCCTGCGGGAAGAATCGCACCCGGAAGCTTTATATGACTTTCCCTGATTTTACTTTACCATATCTCCCACCGAATACAATAGTGCCTTCACCTGCTGATGAAGATCTATTTATACCATATTTTAATAGGCTTTATGAAGAAATAGCATTAGTAATGAACCAGAAGGATTTTCGGTTTTTTACCATACCTATAGGCACAGTAGCCGTTCCTATACCAAATATCGCAAACTCTGGAGCCTTTATAATCTGCGTAAGCGGCACCCAAGATGGCATGCCAGCTGTAACGTATTCCATGATTAAAACTAACTCAACAGCCGCTGGTACAGCTTCACAGATACAAGTGCAACCCGGAACAACAATAGGTACTGATACTACTTGGAATGGTGTTAACTTGCTGATAAGCTCAACTGCTAGTAATTTCACTATTGTTCATGATGCTGCGGCGGGGACCATAGGAAACTTTAACGTAAAATTTATTGGAACAATGTGAGGATATATGGGTAAAACATCACCATTAACAGGTACTGGTAAGAAAGCACAGAAAGCGGAATACAAAGCACATAAGTTTGCTGCTGAAGAATATGTAAATGAAGCAAAACATGATCGTAGTGGCAAGCGTTCCGCTAAACATGATATAAGACAAATTGCAAAAGGTAAGCATTTGCCAGAGACTGATATTGGTAAGCTCACTAAGCAGTATCAAAAAGCCTATGAAGGCACTAAAGGTATGTTTGAAGATCAAACTAATGAAGCCTTACATCAGTTTCAAACACGTATAGCACCTAGCGTAGCTCAGCAATTTGGAGGTAGTGAAGTAGGAACTTCATCTGCATTGAGACAGGCTCTTGCTTCGTCGGGTGCAGACTTACAGCGTAGTTTGGCATCTGATTTTGCAAACTTGCGTCATGGGATCGCTTCCGGCACAGTAAATCAATCTAATCAAAACACGCTTTCTGGACTTAACGCACGGCTTCAGGCTAACCAAAGCACATTGGGTCAGCCTATAAGTCCTATTGGCGGCGGATTACAACCTTCATATAATACTTCCCAAAATAAAGGTCCGAATGGATACCAACAACTTGCAGGAAGCGTTATACAAGGCGGATTAACAGCATTAGGTACAATGTATGGCGGTCCTGCTGGAGGTATGGCAGCAAACCAAGTATCTCAATGGGGAACAAATCAACTCGGTTTAAGTTAAGGATAATATATGCCAAGAGCACATGGAGTTATTGCAGCAATGGCTGGCGAAGGTATTGTAAACCTTGCAAACCAGTTTGCTGAAAGAAAAAAAGAAGAAAGAGAACGTTCACGCGTTAAAGACTTACTTAGCCGACTTGAATCAGCATCTGATGCAGAGAAGGTAAGTATTTATGGTCAACTTGATCCAAAATTAGCACTTGGATTTGAAATTGCTAATGAAAAGAATAAGGTAAAGCGTGAGGGGCAACAAATTGTTTCTGATGCATATCAAGAAGCTGGATTGGGGCAAGCCCCTCAAACTGAAGCTATTGAACCACCTGGATTAGGTGGAGAACAAGGCAAAGTGGTTCAACCTTTAAATCAAGGTGATGCAACTAAAACTCAGACTGGTTTTTCACCTAATGCACCCAATCGAGCCGCTCAGAATGCTACAGCTTTGCGACAAAATGCCCCATTTTCACAAGACTTTATGGGTCAATCTTTTGCTCAAGTTCCTCAAGGAACTGCAGGCTCTACTCAGCAGCAACAACAACTTACACCTAGACAACGCGCTCAAGCTATCAGGGCCAGAGCTGGTCAGGTGGCCGCGATTAATCCTGCTGCTGCACAAGGATTATTGCAGGAAGCTAAGGCTATTGAGCGGGAAGCTGAACACAAAGAGAATCTCAATAGGGATGTTTATGTAAGTGAAAGAGACTATGCTACTAAACTTACAGATAACTTTAGACAGAAGCAATCCAACCTAAGAAATACACTACCTATTAAAGAGCAAGCTTTTCAACTTGCCGAACAAGCATTAGCTTCAGGTGAAGTAGGTGCATTTAGTGGTGCTAATTTGGCCAGAAGAACCGGCATGAATGAATTTGAAAGTGCATCTGGAGCGGGTTTAAATCTTGCGGCAAAAGAATTCTTAATAGGAAACCTATCACAAGTTAGTGCTAAAGCACAAAACAGGTGGTTAGAGCAAATAATGTCTTCTGCATTTCCTAGAGTTGGACAATCAAATGAAGCTAATCAGACAGTATTAGAAGGTGTTCGTGCAGCAAAAGATCTTGCTAATATGGAATTGCAGATTGGTTCCACTTTAGAACAAGAAGATTTAAATAAATTAGGCTATGTAGACAAGGATATAGAATATCGTGTCCAAAAAGCTATGGAGCCTGAATCCAAGAAAATTCTAGATCGACTTTCTTATAGAACTAAAGTACTTTCAGAATCTGAAAAAAGCAGCAAACAATTGCTTGCCATGACCAACAAAAAAGTGCCACAAGGCACTTATCTTACACGTAAGATGTTCAATGTTTTTAAAAGAAAACTTAAAACTAATGAAGCGGCCATAGAGCGCGCAAAAATCCTAGGATATAAAATACCTACAAATAAAGATGTAAAGGATTGGATAGATGAATAGTCAATCTAAGTATGCTCCTTCAGAAGATGAATTAGCTTTTGCAGAGGCAAGCACTCCAACTACTCCAGAAGCTTTACATAAAAATACTTCAAAGTTTTCACCTAATGAAGAAGAGCTGGCATTTGCAAAAGACTCAGAGGACTTTGTAGATAACGAAAAGTCAAACTTCCATAAGATTAAGTCATATGCTTCTGCTGGATTAAAGGGTATTTTAAAGGGCACTAATGCTTTGGTTTCTTCAGTAGGCGTACAAAAGATAGATTCAGACTTTAATAAACAAGCTGAGTTAGAAGACTTTGAACAGGGTTTAGATGAACTACTTCCTACTGATGAAGGTGTTGCCGAAAGATATATAGAACGAGGTGGCAAAAACGTACCAGCTACTTTTGGTGCAATAGCATCTGGATCTCCTGCATTGCTAACTGCTGGGGGAGCAGCTGTCGGTACTGCTTTAGGTCAGACAGCAGAAGAAATAGGATTACCAGAACCCATACCTACTATATTAGATGTACTTCCAGGTGGGTTATCCGGACTTGCTAGAGGTAAAATAATCCCTAAAAATGCAGAACAAAAAAGCATGCTAGCATTAGGAACCAAATTCGGGTTAAAAGAAAAAGATTTAGCTCCAGGTTTAGCGGCTCCAGAAGGTTTACGTAAATATTTAGCTAAATTTGCCTGGAAAGGTGAAAGTGTACAAGAGAGAATAAAGCAATCAAAAGCAGCTTTAGGCACCATTTACGAAGGTCTTAAAAAATCTCCAGAAGCTTTAAAATCTTTAGATCCAAAATACATTCCTGAATTTGCAAGAGAAATGAAATTGGTTTTAAAAGAATTACATCCATCTCTGAGAGAAAAAGTTTTAAAGCCTTTAAGTGAACTGAAAAAAAGCAAAGGTACAGGCGAAGATTTTATTAGATTCTATCAACATGCTAATCAAGAAGTAGCCGATCCAACTAAAATAGGAAACTTGCAGGCATTAATAAGAGAGACTTTAACAAAAGTAGACCCTGCATTAGGTGAAGAATTTGGATTAGCCAATAAACTTTATACAAATGTAAATAGAACTGGACATGCTCTTAAAGAGCCAGCTATCGACATGCTACTATTGACTAAAGCTGGAGGAGCTTTATACGGATTGTATACTGGGGATTACACACTAATGGCTGCAAGCATGGGAAGTATAGCTGCCAGACGCATGGCAACATCATTTTTAATAGATCCTAAACTACAAAATCTTCATGCTAAATTTGTGACCGCGTTAAACAACGGGAGAAATTATCTTGCAGTAAAGACTTTGCAGGAATTTAGAACAGCTGTAAAAGATGAATCCCCTGAGTTTTATGAGCAAACAAAAGATATCGATGTTGACCAATTAATCAGAGCAAAGAAAGGTCAAGAAGATGAAAAAAAGTAAAAATACTATAAACGCCATTATTGTTTCTCCTTAGTTATATAACGAGTATAACTTTATACCTACTTATAAGTCAAGTACCCTGTTATTTCCAACATCCAGTTAATATCATAGTAAAGAAATGCCAGCACGTTATAAGATGCAGTTAACACAAAAAATTTGCGAGGACATATGCCATTTAACTCTGGAGTAGGCGGGAACAAGGTTGTACCATTTTTCGGAGGCGGGTGCGTGCCAAACCCCTGTAATTGTATCATAGCACAGGTTGCACCTTCTACAAACAACACAGAAAGCCCTATCGGCACAATATACGTCAACACAGCGACGTCGACACTATATATATGCGTAGCAAACACAGGCCCTGCTGGAAGCGTAACATGGGAACAAATTGGTCTTTCTACTGGTACGGTAGCAACCCTTACAGGTGGTTCTGGCGGTGCAATTGCCCCAAGTGCTGGTAACATTACTCTAGCTGGTACAGCAAACCAAATCACCACAACAGGCTCAGGAAGTACGATCACATGGTCACTACCTGCGGCTCTTACAGCCCCAGGCTCTGTAACAGCTACAACAACATTAACAGCAACTCTCGGAGATATCACAGCTACTAACGGTAACTTTGTTTCTAGTGCTGCTGGTAAAGGATTCTCAGCTGTTGTCACAACTGCATCAGGCGCAGCAAGTGGACCAGTAGTATGTAATGGTCGAGTAGGTTCATGTAGCTTTACAAGCCCATCAGTAGCAGCTGGAGCTTCTGTAACATTCACAATTACCAACTCAGCAATTACTGGATCATCAACTGTTGTCCTGTATAGTTTTAGAGGTGTAACAGCAAGTTCAGCCCTATCAATACTTAGCGTAACAAATAGTGCCGGATCATCAGCTATCGTAATGACAAACGGTACAGGCGCGACAACTTCGACAGCTACAATTACTTTTGACTTTATAGTCCTTAACTAAGAGGCAATATGTCTAACGTAAAATCTAGATTACTGCCAGAGCCAATAAGAACGGTAAATAGTGCCTCATTTGATGGCACTACTTTCTTGCCTTTCAAAAATGCGGCCGCAGCAAATTCCCCCATTACCAACCCATCGAGATGCTTAATCATAGTAAATGATTCAGGCGTTAAAGCATTTATCTCTTGGGATGGAAGCAATGACAACATTGTGATACCAGCTGGCGGATCGTTTATCTTTGATGAGCAAAGTAATGCTGTGCCTAACTGTGACTATGTTACCGCCGCAGCAACACAGTTTTATGCTCGTGGTGCAGCATCTACAGGCTTAGTGTACTTATCAACCTTTTACGCAGCTTAAGGAGCATTATGTCACAGCTTTTCACAGCAGTAACAGGTAATGTCCCAAGTAATGTGCCTATAAATTTTATCACAAACTCAGGTACTGCAACATCATCTAGCAACAATATTAACGTTGTTGGTTCGGGTGGTGTCTCTACATCAGGTTCAGGTAATACTGTCACTATCACTGCTACAGCTTCAATCATACCATGGACGGATGAAGCTGTAAGTTTTACGGCAGTTGTTAATAACGGATACTTTGTTACTTCTGAAGGTCAAACAGCCACACTTCCGGCTGCACCTACACAAGGACAAGTAGTTATTATAGAATGCGATACTTCAAGCCCAGTAACTATACAAGCCAATACTGGCCAAAATATTAGATTAGGCGCCCAATTATCCTCAATCAACGGGTCTGCTGTGAGTAATAGTTTAGGTGATTCTGTATATCTCGTTTATAGAAGTGCTAGTTCCACATGGTTCAGCATTTCTACCGAGGGAACTTGGACAATCTTTTAAATAAAGGCATCTTATGGGCGTTCCTGCAAATGCAATTGATATCACACAAGCTGGCTTAGTCAAATTTGACGGCACAAGCGTTTTCACAGGTGTGACTGTTACAAATCACGGCACATTAGTCGGAGCTGCGTCTAATGGCATTACTAGCGTTGGGCCGAGTGTAACTACTGGAGCTGTGTTGAAGTCTGGTGGAGCATCAGCAGACCCAGCATATAGTTCATCTTTTACTCTGTCTGCTTCGGATGTTATGACAAACACAGCACAGCCTGGGTGTCAGTCTTTCGTTAATACAGCACAGACAAACGTTACTGGTGATGGAACAAGTTTCGATGTAATTTTTGATGGAATATCAGACCAACAGGGCAGTGACTATAACACTACGACAGGCAAATATACCTGTGCGGTATCTGGTTATTATTTTGTTGCTTATTCTGTCACTTTTACGGGTATTACTTCTGCAATGACCGATGGTCAAGCTAAGATACTGTCATCTGCCGGAACAATCACTAGAAAGAACTTTAGCGCTGCTGCTTCTAAAACCGCATCTAACGAAATGTCAATTAGCGACTCTGTGATTACTTTTCGCAACGCTGGTGAAACCATATACATCAACATCAATATTGATAATGGCGCAAAAGTTGCTAGCACTAAAGACGACTTTTTTGGCCCATTTTGCTACTTCAGCGTATTTAAGTTAGCATAAGGATTTAAATGCCAGGTTTCGAAGACCAAGTACTTTGGTGCGCAAACCAAAACTTCAGTGACCCCACTGGCTCTGCATTCCACCATCTAGGCGAATTTACGGCCGCTGGAGATATTGCAATCGGTACAGGTGGCGTATCTCCCGCACAACAAATAGCTGTGGGTCACTTAGTAGGTACCGGCGGTATCACAATAGGCTACAGCACACCAAACATCACCATTGATGGCTCGGGAGCTGGATCTTCTCTTACTGTACATACAGATGGCTCAGATGCTGTAGAGTCCGCAGGAGCTATATCGATAGTAGGCGCTGGTGGCATTACTACTAGTGGCTCAGGTAGCACAATAACTATCACTGGTTCCGGTGGTGGGGGACTCGCTTGGTCGACTATATCAGCATCGCAAACTCTGGCTGTAAACAATGGCTACTTCTGTACAGGTGGAGGTGCGCTTTCGCTTGCTCTACCTGCTGTAGCTGCCGTTGGTGACACGATCGAGATTTATCTGGATGGTTCGACAGGCTTCACCATTACTCAAGCTGCTGGGCAGTCTATTAAGTTTGGCGCACAGGTAAGCACAGCAGGTGTTGGTGGAAGCATTTCATCTACTGGCCAAGGAGACGGCATAACGATGGTGTGCAGGACTGCCAACTTGAGATTTTTAATTACTGCCTGTATGGGCAACTTGACCTTCGTATGATAAAATGATATTGTATCCACAAACAACTAAAATACGAGGTAGTTTGTGGAAAAAATATGCAAAAGATGTGGAGTATCTAAAAAAATACAGAAGTTTAAAACTGACAAACGTCGTGATGATGGTCGCTCAGCTTGCTGTAGAGAATGCTATGAAACAAAACAACTTGAAGTGTGGAAACGAACTCCAGAACAAATAGAAGCGCAACGGTCAAAACTTCAAGGCCGAAAATATAGTTTAGAACATCGTTTGGCGATTTCTAAAGGGCAAAAAATAGCTGTAAAAGAAGGCCGACATCATTGGAAGAGAAATGACTTTGAAAATGAAGATCAAGATAGATGTCATATAGCTTACAAGATTTGGAAGGAAAAACTTTTAGAGCGATGTGGTGGAAAATGTGAGACTTGCGGAAAAACCGAAAGATTACATGCTCATCACATAGAATGTTTTTATAAACGTCCCGAACTTAGGTTCGAGATAAATAACGGAAAAATCCTATGCATATCGTGTCATATGCGATTACATAGGAGTAAAAAAATGCCCTCATAATAGGGCTGGAGGCTTTTATCGCAACAAATAATGCAGTAAATATTTCAAGTGCGGGTTTGGTTCGCTACGATGGAGCAGGAAGTTTCACTGGCGTCACTGTTACAAACCACAATGTACTTATTGGCGCAGCATCTAACGGCATTACCTCTTTGGCTTTGACTAATGGCCAGCTGGCTATTGGCTCAACAGGAGCAGATCCGAGCGCTGCTACTCTTACAGCTGGTACTGGTGTAAGCATTACAAACGGCGCAGGCAGCATAACCATATCTGCTGGTACTGGTGGCCTTACTTGGAGTGTTATCACTGCTGACCAGACTGTAGTTGTAGGAAACGGCTACATATGCAACAAGGGTTCAGTGTTAACCTTAACATTACCAGCTAGCCCATCTGTAGGCGACTTCTTCGCTGTTACTGGTATTAACACAGCTTTAGGATGGAAGATAGGCCAGCCAGCTACACAGCAGATCTTCATGGGTACAAGCTCGACAACGGTAGGAACAGGTGGTTCTTTAGCTAGTATCAATATACGAGATACCCTATCACTTGTTTGCGTGGTGGCAGGTACAGCCGCTGTTTGGCAAGTAATTTCATCTATGGGCAACGTAACGGTGGTATAATGGCAACGCAAAATAGCATAAATCTAAAATCCTCAGGAATAGTGACTTATGATGCAGCGGGCACTTTTACGGCAAGCACAGTTACAAACCATGGTGTTGTAACGGCTCAAGCTAATAACTTAGTGACCTCTGTCGCCCCAGGTACTAGTGGTAATGTTCTTACTAGCAATGGTACTGACTGGACTAGCGCTGCTTCAACATCTGGAGCAAAATATAGCACTGGCTTTGGAATGTCGACAACTTTCTCTCCGTTAGATGCAACTACTTATTTTGTGGGTTTTGCACAGACCACACTTGCCACTACTTGTGGTCAAATCCCTATCCCTGTAGCTGGAACTATAAATACTTGCTATGTAGTAATTAGATGTACAGCAGGAACGGCCGAAACATCTACAATTTCATTAAGATTAAACAATACAACTGATTTTACCATTTCATCGGCAGTAAATTTAAGTGCAGCACAAACTTCATGGGGAACAACATCCCTTGGAATAACTGTTGCAGCAGGAGATTTTGTACAAGTTAAATGGGTAACCCCGACATGGGCAACCAATCCGCTCACAACTCAAATATCCTGCGGTTTTATAGTATCATGAGTTAATTAAGCTATAGACACCACCCCTATTGCGATAAAGCAACCAGGGGAGGTTCTGTGCGTTTAAACACCATTACGCATCAAGACCATAAAGCCTAAACGCGTTCTTTGGGTTAGGCTTACACCTCGTACCCTGAGCCCATCGCCTAAGCTTGTCATCACGTCTAAAGCACTCCCGGCATTCGCCATTGCAGAACTTGTCACAGGAGTACTTGGTGTTAAACTTATTCTTGCATTGCACGCACGTTTTCTCAAACATAACACCTCGTTAAAAAGGGCAATCATCATCAGAAACTGACATTTCCATAGGCATCTCAGCCTTAGGCATAGTAGCAATAGCCTCAAGCACAGCCTTAGTGAACGCGTCTTTCTTGCTACGCTCCATGAACACATAAGCGAAGAATTGGTCTGTGCCATCATCAGCCTTGTACTTGCGTGAGGGGAAGTTAATCCAGCGCTTACCGTCTTTTTCCATCACTGTGCAGTTACGGAATGTGACGCCCCATTGCTCGACTTCGATGTCAAGACTAGCGGCTACGATGCCTTTGTTTAGCAGTTTAAAGTTGTGTATGATCATCGAACATCTCCTGGCATATAGCGCAACTATGTTGTTTAATTTTATCTACGGCATTAGTTACATCACTATACTCTAAATTTGCACGTAAAATCCAGGATATTACCTGCGGTAATAAATCGCTAATGTTAATCTTATTTTTTTTACAATATTGTTCTACTTGTAAAGCAGTTACAACATTTTCTAGAGACATATCGTCTAAAATTGAAAGTTCCAATCCCATCTTAATACCTTATTGTTGATTTATATTTTTCCATAAGTTGTGTAGCAAAAGTTTCTGGCTTCTGTCGTAGCGGAATATCTACCGTTGAGCTACCTAGATTGAAGCTTACAAAGTTAGTGGTAATCTTAAGATCTCCCCAGCCATGAGCAGCCTTAAAGTCCTCAGCAAATTTAGCGCATTCTACGGCATCATCGCTTCTAACAAAGGCATTTCTCTTAAGAAGTGCGTTCATGTAACCGCCAAAGTTTGTACGAGGAAGGCGGCAAGCATCACGGTGAACTTCCATTAGCCTTTCAAAAGAATAGGTCTTAGCCCAATAGCAAAGCGTGCCCTCATTTTCATTTGGCATAAGGTCTTTGAGGCAATTAAAGACTTCAATCTGCTGAGCATCGAGTTTAAACTTCTTTGTAGGCTGTTCCGGTGTCTTTGTTTTGAAGGAAGCCCTTTTGGGCAGAACAATGTCTTTAATCCCCTTTGGGGTTTCTGATCTGGGTTTTCTATGTTGCGAAGAATTTACATCCCCCTTGTGAGGATTTACACCCCCCCCGAATTTGTTTTCTAATTTATCTAATTCTTTGTCACGCTTTTCGTCTTTAGCAAGTAAAACACAGAGAGCAGCCTTGTCAATATAAAAATATCTAAATGAATTACCTGGATCTATATAATATCTTATTACTTGTTCATAGATTAATTTCTTGATACAGATCTGTTGACGGTATCGGCTTAGATTTGTCCTCTCTGTCATGTCTCTATTGGAAATGAAGAACCAGCCATCTAAGTCGTTTTTGTTCACAAGTTTCTTTTGCTGTTCATAAAAGTCGTACTTATCCAAAAGCTCACTTAAAAATATTGCTGTATCATTGCCAAGAAGTTTGGCGATAGATCTGTTGCCGGTGAAATAATTCGACCCATTAACTAACTGATGAAGCGATTGCATGAAAATTTGTTCTCCACGTGATCATAAGGTTGATTGAAAAACCTGTTTGTGTAATGATCTCGTGTATCACATTCAGGTGCAGCGCTCCTTATTCCCGTCCAAAAGATTAAGGGGGCGCTGGTTCTTATAAGATAGTATTAACTAGACTTTCTTCTCTACTAAAAAAAATCCAATATGGTACACCTTACAAGTAAAAAAGGTGTACCATGGATCTCCAAATTTTAACCACAATTTTCTGCTTTATTTCCTTAGTCCTTGGCTTCACAGCACTTAACGCACTATCTAACCTTAAGCGCAAGGTAAATGCGCATTTAGACAGAACAGACTTACACTCCGAAAAGCTCCAGACAATCCTCAGCATACTTCAGCAAATTGAGGCTAAACAGGATCTCATGTTTAACAATGCGCCGCCGGTTCCTGGTGAAACTGCACCATCACAAGAACCACTTTATGAATACAAAGAGTATGGCATAAAAGTCCCTGCACGTAATATTCATAAAGACAGTTCTGGCACTCACTGGGTCATTGAAGAGGCAAAGAGACTGCAAGAACAACAAGAAGTTCTTCCATCTTCTTTGACTTATCAAAAAACATTTGTTCCTGAAGGAACCACACCTATTTTTCTACCTCAAACTAAAAAAAAGCGTAAGGACGCGGGTGTTAAGCGCGGCCCTTACAAAAAAGCTACGATTTAGAAGGCTTAGCAAGCTTAGTTTTCATAAACTCATCTATTTTCTCTTTAAGTCTACCAAGCTTTTCCGGATTAGCTATAGCCGACTTAATGACAGCTTCAACAGTATATCCTGTGGATGCCGCAAATTCAGCCAGAAACGGGGCTAGATGCGCTTTATCAATATGGGTGTCTACCTTGGCAAGGGCAATAACAAAAGAGTCCATTGATGGAGGTTCTGTTGGCTTTACCTCAACCTTAGGTTTACGCTCCATTGCTTCCTCACCATCATCATCAAACTGAGATATGCTTAACATTGAAGAATAAGCATAACGTCTGTAGTAGGTGATGGCTTTACCAACAGATTGAGCGTCTGGCTTGTCAGTGACTATAGGGATGAGTCCTTTAATCCATTGCCCAGACTTATGCAACAGGATAGTGGACAGAAATAGCTGTCCATCAATCATTTCTGTAGGCTGAACTACACTCAGTCCATTCTCTTTTAGCGCTTCCTTAGCGCAAGTAATAACGCTATGTATATCGGCGTATTTGCTTTTATAAAATGGATTAGTGGAATCCGTTACAGCACCTTGTATAGCACCTTGTGCAGCACTTAGTGCGGTCGCCAGTTCGTTGATTTCTTCACTTTGCATGTTCATAAATTGTCCTTGTTTACTTCGTTTATAAATTTAGTTACTGTCTTAAGTTGCTCACAGCACCTACGCACTTTCTCATTGAGCGTTATATTGTCTCCATTTGACACGATTATCAAAGAGATAGCAGAGGTGAGCATCATGACAACCTCAGATATTGGCTTGCCATCACACTCAAGCTTTAGTATTAAAGCCTCTGCTTGCTCAATAGAGCGTATAAGTTCTTTGTTCATTAGCCCTTCATATCGTCTGGCCACTCTTCGCCAAGATCAGCTTCCGGTGGCATATAAATAAATCCGTGCATCTTAATCACCTCCAAGTTTCAAGTTTAAGCTATATTTGACATAGATTCAACTTGATATTGGTACATCTGTCGCCAGAACTTTGCTTGTGCTGACTCATAAGCAAGATCAATCTTAGTCATAAGTAGCTCATGACCAAGGTTTTCCGCTTGTTCTTTCCAGGGATCATACATTAGAATTGCATGATAATCTGGTTCATTGGTATATTTCGCAGTGTTCATAAAGTTCATCCTTTTTTGAGTTATAATGCATTACAAGTGCATGGTTATTTAGTTACATTTTCATTCCTTGGGGACTCAAGTAGCCTATAATACTTGAGTCCTTTTTCATTCATCAAAGTCAAAAGAATCGATATAATCTTCAGCAAGAAAGCATATAAGCTCGTGTGCTCTTTTGGAGTCTGCTCCAAATTTATAGCAGTCATACGGCACTGGGTTATCTTTAAGCTCGACCCTATATAATCGGCAAAGGTCTTCAAGTTCAAGTGCCGCTTCGTGAGCATTTAGCTCTTTTGGGTTGTAGTCATCATCGTCCATAACTCACCTTTTGTGTATAGCCTGAGTATAACATTATACATCACATTAATCAAGCACTTTTGCATTATTTAATTCTTCCCAATACTTATGTGCCTCTGAGATACAGTCTGAGAGGATATTTTCATCAAATGTAAACTCGTAAACAACAGGATCTAGCGGCGTATATATGACGCGACCGATGTTAGAATTAGCATCTTGGCGTATTTTCTTTTGGTGCCTTAAATTGATCCACATCATATTGTCAGATACACTTATGCCGTTTACATCAAGTAAATACCAATAAAAGTGAGCTTGCATCTCCCAGACCTTCTTGTTTGGTAAAGCGGAGCACTTCCAATCTATTAAGTTGAACTTATTCAGCAAGCCATCGCATTCGCCTGTTATCTTAAGATCATGGCAATATAGCCTTGGTATCTGACGTATATTCATGCCAGGACAAGCCCATCGCTTATAGCTATCAAAGTAAGCCTGCGCACGATCTGTTTCGAGCACCGGGAACTCGCCGGCACAGTCATCTACAATAGCTTTATGTACATTTGTGCCTATCTTGGCTTTAGCTTCTAGCACTTCCGGGTCTATATCTCCGAAGTTATAAAACCTTTTCAGTATGTCACTAACCCTCACACAGCCTTTTAGATCAACATCTTGCATATTTCACCTTTTTTTGTTGTTACTTGCTTGACTATATCTAGGTATAACATTATACTCAAGGGAAAACATCGGAGGCATATGAATCTACGCGAATGGTTAGACGAGGAAATAATGGAAATTCGTGAGTTTGCAAAGAGGATAGGCGTTAGCAGATTGACGATATACAACTGGCTGTATAAGTCTACGAAACCATTACGAATAACGCAGTTGATAGTACAAAGGGAAACAGACGGTAAAGTAACACTTGAATCATGGGAGACATTAAATGACAAAAAACAATCTGATAAGCGTTTACGAGGCACAAAAGATAATGAATTGCGGAGCACACAACGTGTGGTTGTTGATAAGAAGATTAAGCCTAAAAGCAGTCAAAAGAGGCGGTAAATGGCATACATGCGAAGAATGGATTGAAGAATACTACGAGAATAGACGCTCTAAAGAGCATCACAGTATCTTTAATGGACGTAAGGTGTTCAATGAGAATGAACTAAGTGTGCAGACAGTGGCGGCGGAGCTTGGTACTACAGTGCAGGCAGTACATTATCATTTAACCGCAGGCAATCTTAAATCGATACAGAAAGGATCATATCATGTGATCTTACGCTCTGATCTAGAAGAGTTTAAGGCTAAGAAAGAATTTTATGTGAAGGACAAAGCAAATAATGCTTGATGAGATGACAATAAAAGAGTATCAAGATGTGTATAGGTTGCGCATGTTTATATTTGAAATTCACTCAGTACCAAAACCCCAGAAGCAGACACTGCAAGGTGTTTCGTTCTCTGGGCGTAAGCAATTCTATGATCCATCTAGTATGAACAAGAAGCAAATACAATGGCAAGTGCAGCCTCATGCCCCAAAGGAGCTCCTCCAAGGCCCAATCGAGATGCACTTGACCTTCTACATGCCTATACCTAAACAAATTCGAGCAACAGAGCGCCATGCGATGATTAACAATGTGGTAAAGCATTACAAGCGCCCTGACATTGACAACCTGGCTTATGTTGTGACTAATGCGCTTAAGGGAGTTGTGTATCGAGATGATAGCCAAATATGTGTTATGAGGCTTGAAAAGCGTTATGGTGAAGAGCCTAAGACTGTAATCATGGTGAAGGAAGTATGAGATTTATTTATGAGCATGATGAGGAAGAGGACTTTGTAGAAATACATCTCAATGAGAAAGAGCTTAATCATATGTTGAAGGATGAGACATCTCAGCTACAAATTGATTTACCCGCTTGCCTGCATACTCGTAGATCGACTAATGTACTTGTCAGAAGAACAATTATTAACAAATCTTAGTGACAAATATGTTTATGATGAGCAAGTGAATGACACATTGGGCACAAAACTTTAAGGTTTTCTAGAGAATTATTATGTCTATTACCATCAACATGATGTACTCCAAGTATATCTGGAACAGTGTTATATCCACATTCTACACAACTATTTATAAGCCCTTTTTTGATCATAGCTTTTCTTACTGTTGTGAAAACTGGTTTAAATTCTTTATGATTTCCTTTTCCAGTGCACGACTTAGAGCAGAATTTTCTGTTTCTCGAAGGAGAATCATAAAATGCTTTTTCGCAATATTGGCAAGTATGTTTTACACTTCCTCTACCAACCAACGATTTGTAATAGCATTTTCTAGAGCAATATTTAGCTTTATTGGATCTGCTAGAAATATGTTCAAATATCTTGTTGCAAAATTCACAAGGTCTTATGATTTTAACTCTTACAAACAACGCACCACAACTTCTAGAGCAGTACTTGGCAGTATTTGTTCTATATTTTTTAACAAAGAATATTTTTTTACAATTAAGACAACTTAAGGAGACCATATGCCACTCAAAAAAGGTAAATCAGAAAAAACTATCAGCAGTAATATATCGGAATTGCGACATTCTGGTCACCCAGAAAAGCAATCAATTGCTATAGCTATGTCTAAAGCAGGAAAAGGCAAAAAGAAAAAGGCTAAATAATGAGTGAGTTTATTGTTAAGACTGCTAAAGACTGGAAGCACTCAGAGACTGATCTGCCAGAAGTGGGTAAGACTGTTGAAGTGCTATGTACTATGATAACGAGAGCCTCACTAGTGGGCACTGATCCTAAACAGCTATGGCAGCAGGAGCAGGGCATGGATGAAGCACAAACAGAAGTTAAGCTATGGAGAGAATTAGATGATTCGTGATGACTTTTTACAGTGGAAGATTGAGCAACCAGCATTTACAAATGATGAAGTGTATTTTAGGGATAAGTTTGGTGTGACTATAACGCCATTCTGTAAGTGCTTGTTTAATGAGCTCATGGATATGCAAAAGAAGCTAGGTGATCTACAGGCCGCTGTAAACTACCTACGCCAAGAGATAGAGTAGCATGGGGCCGGATTATCTTCCGGCGCCCTTTTTCTTATTATCAGCAGTGCGCTTCAGCTTGCTGACATAGTCTTTACCGCTAGAGGCTAGGACAAGGGCTGTCTGCTTGATGGCATGGCGCTTGTCTTTTAGGTTATTGATGTCGCGGATGTCTTGTTTATATGCTTCGAGAGCTTCTTCCCATGTCGTCATAATATTTCCTATTATTAAGATAATTTATTTATTATCATTTTATATAATTCTTCAGAAACTAACGATGCATAACTGGGATCTGTTACTTCGTCAACATACCAAATTGCTAGAGCATTGAACATTGCGTATGCTTCTTTTTTCGATACATTATTTTCACTCATAATGTCGAAAAGTTCGCTTCCGATTTTGCTTAGCCAAACAACTCTTTCATTTGTCATAATATTTCCTATTAGTTATTTGTTTGTCTCTAGAAAATGCCGATTTCTAATCATCTGGAGACTTTGGTAATGCACGTTTCTGCCAGCCAAAGCCATCATTGACAAAGGGGCACTTTTCCGTGGAGTTGTTAAGTTGATCACATATCCATTGTGCTAGCTCTTCTGGATAATCGTCACCATCATCTAAGTTGTCATCGGGAGCACATCGCCAGCCTGGAGAAATAGTTACCTTGTAGAAATCGTTTATATCGCCTGAACGTTGATAGATAACCCATTTTTGCTTTTCAATGCGCCATTCTTTTGTTTCGCGGTTGTATACTTTATATAGCATTGTACATTCCTTTATGTTGTTGTTATCTTCACGCTACAACCTGCTCGAGTCGGGCTCGAGATGTCAGGGAGACTGTGTTGATGTGCTTGAGTATAACATTATACATGATATAGTGCAAGCGATATTTGTTGTGTGATAAATAACTGTAAGATAACATCAAGTTAATCAACGAGATAGAGGTAATTATGGCAGCACCAAAGGGTAATCAGTATGCTAAGGGCAGTGTGAATAATGGCAGGCCTTTGATCTATGATGATGAGCGTATTGAAGAAGAGGCTGCTGCATTACTGGAATGGATCAAGGTTGATAGCGATGCCAAATTATATATAGGTTCTTTTGCAAGAGAACGTGGTTATGATAGGGCTCGTCTCTCAGAATTCGCCCGTGCAAATAATGTTTTTGCGCGCGCTTATGCTCTTGCTAAGATGTGGCAAGAGGAGAAATTCATTAGAAATGGACTCAATAGATCATGGGATGCTGGCTTTACAAGCAAGGTGATGGCTAGGGTTTGTGGCGATGAATGGAAGAACTCTTGGGATAAGGACACGGCTAATGAGAATATTGCTGCTTTAGCCACTGCTGTCATGAATTACGCAACTGCACAACCACAGGATAAGGGATGGCAGAAGCCAGAAGAGAAGCCCAAGAAAAAATAGTCATACCTTATGGCTATGACCCAAGGTGGTATCAGCTACCATTACTCACGGCTCTAGACCGCGGGTGTAAGCGCGCTATATGGTGTGTGCATCGTAGAGCAGGCAAAGACCTTACCTTATGGAACTGGATCGTTAAGCAGGCATGGGCTAAGCCTCAGATATGCTATTACATATTCCCGACATATTCACAGGCGAAGAAGGTGATCTGGGATGGCATGACCAAGGATGGCAAGCGCTTCATTGACTTTATCCCGCCACAGATCATTAAACAGAAGAATGGCTCAGAGCTTAAGATAAGGCTTACCAACGATTCACTCATACAGCTTATAGGCTCTGATGACATAGACAAGCTTGTGGGTACTAACCCTAGCATATGCGTGTTTAGCGAGTTTGCACTACAGAGGCCTGATGCTTGGAGCTTCCTTCGACCTATCTTAGCAGAGAATGACGGTACTGCGATATTCCAATCAACACCTCGAGGCAAGAACCATTTCTGGGACTTAATCGAGATGGCCAAGGGCAATCCTAACTGGTTTGTTGAGATACTAGGCGTTAATGAGACAAAGGCTATCGACCAAAAGGCTATAGACAAGGAAGTAGAGGATGGCATGTCGCCTGATATGGTGGCTCAGGAGTTCTATTGTAGCTTCGATCTAGGCGTTGAAGGATCATACTATGCTAAGTACTTGCTTGAGGCTAAGAATGAGGAGCGTATCTGTTCCGTGCCTTGGGATAGGACTAAGCGTGTGCATACGGCCTGGGATCTGGGCTATAACGATAGCACCTGCATCATATGGTTTCAATGTCATGGACAGGTCATCAACATTATAGACTTTTATGAGGATAACACTAAGGGTTTAGACTTCTACGCTAAGGTGCTCCGTGACAAGCCATATCAATATGACAAGCACTTCATCCCACACGATGGCAATCAGCATGATAAGCAGACAGGACTTACATACACGGCCAAGGCGCGTGAGTTTGGGCTTACAATGACTACATTGCCTCTTAACTCAATTGACGCTGGTATAGAGACAGCTAGGGGTATGTTTCACCGATGCTCATTCGATAACAAGAAGTGTGCTCAGCTACTGAAGTGCTTAGAAAACTATAGGAAAGCTTATGACGATAAGAATCGAGTCTATAAAGAACGCCCTGTGCACGATTGGAGCTCACATGCCTCAGATGCTTTCCGCTATCTTTGCACTGCGGTCAAGAACAACCTTGACCAAGGCACAGGACCCGGCGATGACTGGGTTGACGGCATGCTTAACAAATACCAACCAAGGTTTACATAAGGAGACAACCATGGCTATACAAGACGCGATACTACACTTTGCAACAGCTCATAGCTCATTGCTATCAGCTCTTGAGAAGCTAGCTCTACATGAAGTGATTGCATTACTTAGAGGCTTGTACCCTAATGATCCTGCAATGATAGCTATCATCCAAAAGATTAGCGACGAAGTACTTAAGCTCCAAGGCATCCAGCCAGATCAAAGCGCTTGATTATTATCAGATATAATGTTATACTCCGGTAAAATGGAGTATAACGATGCGCACTATCCTAGTGATAACATTCTTTGTAATATGGATTAACTTCGCCCTCACCTTAGCAGACTCATATCAGCTTGACCAAATTCAGGAAACGGTAGACTGTATATATGATGCTCAAAGCTTCTATTGCCACAGACAAATTGAATTAAGTGAGATGGACACATGACACACACAGTAACCACACCGATACCCCCAAGAACACCATCACTCGTGCCCTGCTGGCCGATGCCTAGCACGATAACTACAAGTACGCCCCCTAACCAATACTTCCCGCAAGGGCCAATCTATAGGGCTTGATATGAACTGGTGGTTAATAAACGATATCGCAAAAACAATTGCCATTATGTTAGCTTTATTTTTAGCATGGAAAGCAGCTAAATGACATTTCAAGAAAAGATAGATGAATACAACAAACTATTAGATTTAAAGAATAATTTAGGCATGCCAATGAAACAACAAGACCTCGAGCTATTTAAATTCAATGAACTATTCGCTGAGATAGTCACTGTGAAGAAGCTATTGGGTGAAAAGGGATATAGTGCCGTGCCGCCTATCCATCCTATCCAGGGTAAGCTTGAGGATGTGCTTAAGCTTCTCGATGAATACCACAACACCAAATCATTACAACCCTTATGCATGCCCAAGCTATACGAGAATATCCTCTATTTTATGGCTGGCATACTTACATATAACCTTTTCTCATGGATTTTACGATGAATGAAATGCAATTTTTACAATCTAGAGTAGACCGTCTAGAAAAGCAATTTGATATTGTGGAAAATCTTTTGAAAAATATTGATCCATTAATGAAGATTCAACAAAGAGCTCTTACTGATTTAGCACAACAGATTGCATCTACACCTGGTTGTATTGAACTATTAATGAAGCATAAATATGACACCACATGACATCGAGCTTAAGCGTTACAATGACATCATGTTTCGCATCAGCCAGATCGAGGCATTACTCTTCGAGGTGTTGGATGGTAAGTGTGATAACGTTGATGATAATATGACATTAAGCTTAGTATACCTAAAGGACATCAAGGATAAGTTTAGGCGTTACGCTAACCAGGATGAAATATGACAGCAACAGTTAAAGTACCCAAAAACATCCCAATAGCCCCACTATGGTTCGAGACTATCCAGCTAGTAGGCCCACCAGTCCCCGGCCCGCAATACCCAACAGGAAGCAGAGGTACATAATGCCTGAGCTATGGTGGCCTATATGGGTTGTAATTATACTTATGTCGCCTGCGTGGCTCCCGATTGTGTTTGCATTGATACTTGCTGCAATACTTTTACCTTTCATTTTGATAGGTCTTTTAGTAACGTGCATATATGCACTATATGAAGCTATAACGGATCATTAACCAAAGGCTCTATATGGAAGTGAATGGTATTCAGATAGGATTACACGCTGTCAAAGCTTCAGAAGTACAGAGCACCTTCGTAGCCTACTGGAATGGCCGCAAGTGGGTGCATGGCGCTATGAAGTACGCAATAAACATCCACACTTGGATTAAGTTATGAAAGATGAACTTCTCTTCATGTCGCCCTTTATCATAATCGTATTAATCGTATTTCTATGGAACGCATGCTCATGATTAAAAAGACAGTGCCGTGCCATGAACTCCCATGGGTTAATTTCAATGATGGAATTCCTCTTGGTGTCAGGTTACTTATTAGACAAGGTAAATTCTACACATTTGGCATAGTAGAGATGCCATCCATAGGTGAGCCTGGTAAATATCAACCTATGTTTTTGTTTGTACATACTGAGCATGACAATAAGTGCCATGATGTAACATTAGAAGATCGTTATGCATGGTCATACATTGACCTAAGAGAAAAAACGGAGTATGTGTTTGAATGAAATGCGACAACTGCGAAGAAAAGTCTAGTGATCTTTGGGTTGCCCTAAACTTAGTGTTATGTAATAAATGCTACTTTGAACTTAAGGAGCTATTGAAATGACAAAAACTAAAACATCTCATGAAGTACATAATTGTTCCTGTAATTGCCATATAGAATGCACAGCGGATTCACTAGGTCGAATGAAAATAATCGATTGGCAAGTAAATGGGATTGAAATACCAGTTAATTTTTGCCCATTCTGTGGAAGAAAGGCATTAGAATTTGCAATGTATTCTGAAATCCTAGATAACCCTTATGAGGTCGAACATGACAAAAACTAACTACATCCCACGACCACCACTACCCTGGTCCAACCCTTACCCTTGGTGGAAGGTGCAGACTGTGTTCGTATACCCACCAATGACAATCATCTCGCCCAAGGGTGGCCTATGAGTAACATAGGTATAGTTATGATTATATTTGTATTGTTTGTTTTTTGGAGGCTAGAATGCTAGTTACAGGCCTATGTGCCATCGCTCTAGTGCTGTTATGTATTGGTGCTTTAATGCTCGTGTACTATAATGCGAATAACAACTCCTAGGAGGTAGTTATGTCCGCTCCACTTAGTGTTAGTGCAAATCCTTCAACAGCAGTCTCTGATAGCTGCAACTGTGCATCATGTTGCCCTGTAAGTTGCTGTATGCCTGTACGTGGACGTAGAATAGGTAAAGCTCATCCTCACAAGCCTGAGCCTGCACAAGTACGCCAAGAGCGTGCTGGTAGTGACATAGAGATACACTCCGAGACTACGCTCAAGGTTCATGGTGCATCACAGCCAGTCCTTAATCCGGATGGCACATGGGAAGTAATGATTGATGGCAAAAAATATACCACTACAAACAAATGAGTGAATTCATAGGCATACTGATAGGCAGCATGATAGGCACGATGATAGGCGTGCTTGTCATCACATGGATATGGATTAATTGCGATTACCTTAAGGGCGATGATGACTAAAACCGTAACCACACCAATGGTTCCAGCCTCCAACCGTGGCAGTGTGCCGTTGCAATTCCCTAACCCTTATGGTGGCCCAGTGCGTATACCATACCCAAACCCGGCTAAATGATGAAGTGGTATTCTTGTGATGATAAATCTATTACGCCTCCATTAAATAAGGATTTGCTATTAGCTCATATGGCCTCCCATTGTCCAGATGTAGATTTGGCCAGATGGAATGGAAAATTCTGGTACGATCCACAAGATACTAATTATTATTACAGAGATCATGAAGTTCAATATTGGGCAAAGTGGCCTGAACATCCTAACCCGGGTAGATAATGGATGAAGATTATCTAAGCCATAAGCTGTATGTTGAGCAACAAGCCCTATATGATCAATGGAAGGAAACACACGAAGCTTGGAAAAAGGCTAAAGCTCACGCTAAATGGGCTAAAAAGAACCAAACAAGCAAAGACTATGAGGCCATAAATGACGGTGGTTCTATCTTTGGCAAGACAAAGAATCAAATAGACAAGTTTTTTAATAAACTACCAGGGGCCAAATCTTAGATGTTTTTACTTGCAGGGTTCATATTAGGGGCACTCACACCTTCAATTATGCACTGGATATCTGATGTGCAAAGTGAAAAATATCGAAAAATATTAGATAAAGCTGGTCAAGATCATTTGGATTGGTCAAAAAAGCATCAAAAGGTAAATCATGTAGAGTCTGTATTTCCCGGCGGTAATTACCTTGGAATGACAAAACAACAGTTAGACGAACAATTTGATAAACTACCAGGACAAAATGACAAAGCGTGAACGATTAGAGGACTTAGGCAAGCTCGCTGTGATGCTTAAAAACCTAACAGAAAACGACATATTCGAAGATTGTCAAAGCAAACATGCTTACGAAACATGGCTAAATCGTCATATCCAACGTGATGAAGATGACCTTGCTGGCTTATATGATCTACATTGCAAATTACGTCATCTACACTTACAAATTGAAGAATGCTGGTGTCTAGCGGAGGGTGAAATTGACGATTAACACAGATTACGCCCAGCTAAAAGCTTATGGCCAATTACATCCACGAGATACCAAGCCTACAGAGCTTCCGCCCTTCGAACAATGGCCTGCACTAGTTAAAAAGAACACACAAAGACCTAATTGGCACTCAAGACTTAAAGCAAAGGCTAAATTATGATGTACAAAATACTATTCATATGTTTAATGTGTAGCTGTTGCACGCCAATTGAGCGTGAGATCACGGAAGAAGTCATAGAAGAGATTGTTGAGTATGAATGTGGTAAGAAGTAAATTAATACATTTCTCTAGTCTAACAGATGACTGGAAAACTCCTGATTCTATTTACCAAAAGTTGCATGCGGAATTTGAGTTTAATTTTGACCCATGCCCTTTTCAATCCCTAATAGATGGATTATCCTTAGAATGGGGTACTAAAAATTTTGTAAATCCCCCTTATTCTAAACTTGCTTTATGGATTAAAAAGGCTTATATTGAGTTTACCAAAGGAAAGTTAGTTGTCATGTTAATACCTTCTCGCACTGACACTAAAGCTTGGCATGATTACATTATGAAAGCTCATGAAATTAGATTTATCAAAGGTAGATTGAAATTTAGTGGCGCTAAACATAACGCTCCATTTCCGAGTTGTGTAGTTATATTTAAACCAGAAAATATGGCCAAATCGTGAAGTATTTATTAACCACATTATACTGCCTAATGCTAGCCTCTTGCAGTAAGCCAGAGCATCGCATAGTCCATGAAATACACTATGTCCCATCCTATGGAGCATTAGCCCCCATTGTTGAGCCTATTGAGCGTTTAAACCCCAATATGCCTAGCCAAGCAATAGAAAATCACAGACAATACCCACCACGCCGTCATGAGAAGAACTCAACGAGCGGCAAATATAACCGAGGAATCTAATGGATCAGAGAATTAAGTCCGCCGCACGTAAGATCAAAGATAAGCTTAAGGGCACCATAAAAACCGAAGAGAAAGAGTTTAAAGGCTTGCTCAAGGAAGACAAAAAGCTTGACAAAGAACGTGATGCTCTAAAGAAGAAAGCACGCTAGTTAACATAATAATACAACGAATTTCGACCATATGCTACACTAAAATTTTACCCTAGGTGTAGCATGGCAAGTCCTATGTCCGATTACTCAGATGATGCTCGACAGTTCCTCAAGGAATATAAGTCCAAATCTAAATCTCAGTCATTAGAAGATCATCAGGACATTATCAAAGAGTTCGGCGAGAACTACGAGCGAGCCTACCAGCAACTCAACACCTACTATGCCGAAGCCTACCGCGACCTTAGTTACTCCCTAGGTAACCAATGGTCACTTGAAGAGATAGCATACCTTAACAACCAGAGACGCTCTAGTTTTACCTACAACATGGTTCGACGCATGGTTAACCTTGTAGAGGGTATACAGCGTGATGGCCGCCTTGCTACCAAGATAAGCCCTATTGAAGACTCATCCGAGATGACTGCCGAGCTCATGACGGATGTAATGCAATACATTATGACCTCAGGATCAGGTTATGACAAATTATCCCAGGCGTTTCGTGATAGTCTTGTTACGGGTATTTCGTGGATATGCCCATACCTTGACTATAGGGGGGACCCTGTCAATGGCGATGTTAAGTTTAACATCACAAATTGGAATGACAGCATATGGGATCCTTTCTTCTTCGAAAAAGACATGTCAGACTGCTCATTCTGGGCACGACGTAAGTATCTAGACCGTACTACAGTGATTTCATTGCTCCCCGACCAAGAAGATCGCATTAATGCATTGCCTTATGGCAATAGAGATGATAAATTCACCTACATGTCCTTCGCCAGAAACTTCGGCATGCAAAAACTCCTCAACTATACCGAATACTGGCGCAGAAAGTGGGAAATAAGAGATGTACTTGTCGATATGGACTCTGGAGAGACTACAGAGTGGAAAGGACCAAAAGACAGACTCCAATTCATTCAAGCTCTACATCCTAATCTCAAAATTATTCGCAAGCCTGTGCGCACTGTTGAGCTGGGCATTATCGTAGAGGGAGAGCTGCTTTATTATGGAAAAGATCCTTACGGTCTTGACGACTACCCTTGCGTTCCTATTTTCGGCGGTGATTATTCCCCTACTTATGATCTTTATACTTGGAAGCTCCAAGGAATTGTCCGATATATTCGCGATCCTCAGACTGAGCTTAATAAGCGTATTTCTCGCCATGTGGACCTATTGGATTCGCAACTAAACTCAGGGTGGATCGCAAAGACAGGCGCTGTAACCAATACATCATCTTTATTCAAGTCGGGCAATGGACAGGTGGTGTTCATCCGTCCCGATGCGAATATGGAAGATGTACAGCGAATTATGCCGCCAGATATCCCACAAGGGCAAATGGCATTAACGGAGATGTTCAATGAGATTATCCCGAATATATTGGGTATTAATCCCGAAATGCTTGGGATGCCCGAGAATGAGAAGGTTGAAACCGCTGCCATCCTCGCCAAAATGCGACAATCTGCAGGTCTTATCTCCCTTCGCGGTGTATTTGATAACCTTGCTGAAAGTCAAAAAATACTCGGCCAGAAGGTTATGAAGATGATGCAGGTGAACTATTCACCTGAGAAAATCAAGCTCATCACTAAGAAAGACGTAACTCCTGAATTTTATTCCAAGACCTTCTCACGTTATGACGTGACAGTAGAAGAAGGCCTATTGACCAACACCCAGAAACAGACTGAGTTCATGCAGCTATTCACTATGAAGCAAGCTGGTATGCCAATACCTGATAGCCTACTAGTCAAGAAATCAAGCCTACACTGCCGTCAAGAGCTTGATGACATTCTTGATGCTCAAGCTAAACAAGAACAAGAAGCTATACAGCGTCAAATGGAAATGCAAGATCAGCAGATGGCAATCACTACACAGGGCATAGAAGCTAAAGCCAAGGCTGACCAAAGCCTTGCTATGGAGCGCATGAACAAGATTCACCTTGACGAGGCTATATCAGCTGAGCGTATACAGAAGGCACAAGAAGAGTCTTCCGCCCAGATGCTTAACTTCGCTAAGATGCTTAAAGAGATAGATGGACTAGACTTAGATCATATGCTACGTAAAGTGGAAGCATTACGTAACCTTACGGAGCTTGAGCTTGCTCACAAGCAGCATGATCATGAGGTAACAAAGCATCAGGATGATATGGCACTGCAGCATCGTCAGCTTGATGTTCAACAATATCAGGCTCAGGCAGCTCCGCCCAATGCATAATCGCAGTACTCCTTGAAAAGTGCATAGGATGCTTACCTGGTTCTTGAATATGGTGGAAATACAGGGTGTTAACACCCTCTGTATTTTTATGATGATATAATGCTTTAACTTCATCACCACTTGCTGTTTTGACAAGGTAAGTCTTGCCTTGTTCAGGATTTTTTTCTCCAAATCTAGGATATCCCCACCATTCATTCCAATCATTCCATTCAGTCATGAGGCACCTCGGGTAACATCATCCAGTGACTAGGATGAGCATAGTGATGTGAAGTAAAGCACTCGGAAAACCATATCGACTCACCAACAACAGTCCTTACATACCTACCCTTGAGTATGCCGTTTTCTTTGCTATAGATGAGGATATCGGTGTCATCAGGGGGTAGTGCGTCTCTTATGCTAATCCATTCAGTCATGAGGCACCTCAGGTAACTCCGCCCAGTGCGTAACTCTACCTATGCCTTTACCATCCCAGTAAAGGCGTTCATATTTCTCAATAGGATCATCTTTATATGAAGGTTTGCCATAGGTAATCACATCATAATATCCAAATTCAATAGGTAAACGATCTTTAACAGATACCCATTTTTTAGGAGGACTATCTTTTAGAGACATCATTAAATCCACATGTGCAAGTTTGATAAGTTCTATAATGTTTATGAAACTCTTGAGCATTCTCAAGTAATTTTGCTTGACTACACGTCATATCTATGCAATTAAGTATAATTGTTTTATCACCTTTTTTCATTATAGGAATATTAGGCCAAAATCTAAACTTACATTTACCTAATTCAGTCATACATTATATTCTCTATTAGACTTTAATCCACAAAATGGGCAGAAATTGACTTCACAGGACGCCCAATCATCAATATAATCCTCCAAGCCATTCTGCCCTTGATACCAAATACTCATGATCATAGGGCCATTTCCAGAACATTCGTTTGTTCCCGTTCCGCAGCAGTAATTAATTTTTTCGGTTTTAAATTCTCTTTTGCAACAATGTTCAGTCATAACTCAACATTCTTCTTAGGTTAGGCCGGACATTGATAACATTTTCTTACAACATTCTTCAGTCTGTAATATTCTTCAAAATCAATACTTAAATCATGTGAATATGCCAACATGGTAATGTCAAATATACTTAAGCCATATCGATCTTGTAGCAGAACTGCGTCAAAACCTGATAACCGGGTTTTTGGCTGGTACTTTTTCCATACATCGCTAAGTAATGTACCGCCTCGTAAGATGATTTTAAGAGCTTCAGCTTCATTTATTCGATATTTCATAATTCAATCCTCACACCATCGTTAACCTTTACATAATCACCATCTAGGATAGATGCATTGACAAATTGTCTTCTGTAGCCATCCATAATTTGACCGCCAGCTTGGCCTCCCTCTTCATGGATATGTCCCCATACACACAACTTCAAGTTCTTATATTCAGTAGAACTCACAACATTTCTAAGACTAGAACTACCAACATGTGGATCTTCATCTTCTTTAGCACGACTAATTTTATCAAACATACATTTCGGAGGCATGTGTGTAATTAATATATTAGTGTCCTTAGGTATCATGGCCCACTTCTTGGCAAGGCTATCATCACTATGCTTAGTAAAAGCCTTGCATCGAGGATTAATGCCGTGAAACCAAGCAGTCCACGGACTTCCCCATATCTTTAGGCCTTCAAACTCACAACCTGAATCCTCAAGATACGTGCAGTTCTTAAACTCAAATCCCTTAATAAACGTGTCATGGTTACCAGCAATAACCACCTTAAAACGATAATCCTGATTGCCAATCCACTCATCAAAGTAAATATAAGCCTCACGTGTAGAATGCCCAACAAGATCCCCAGCAACAATAAGCATGTCGCCGCCTTGTAGCGTGGGAAATTCTCCGTGAAGGTCACTTATGCAGTCAATTTTCATCTTTCACCTTAGGCAGTCTCTTAATTATTTTATCCAATATAATCTCAAGAGATTGGTTTCTATCAATCTGTGTCCTCATAGCCCACAATTCCTCAATAGACATATCTGTAACATCAATCAATTCTGTTTTAGTCGAAAACCAACCTTGCTTGACTATTTTCCTTATTAATATTCTATGCATACATTACTTATCCTGAGGTAAAGTAGGCAAATACATCCAATGAGTGATACATTCAATATCCATGTAACTAAAAGCATCACCACAATAAGGCCCAGTACCATCATTACCCCAGAACATCCATTTACCATTAGGATATAATTCTGACTTAGGATAACGCATAGCAAAGCATATAGGGCTATCGCTTTGATAATCGCAACATACCATTACCCAGTCATATTCGGGTAATTCATCCTTAACGCTAATCCATTCAGTCATCATCTTCTCCTTTCCAGAACCATTTTCTATATTTAGTGAGTAAATGCCTTGGTTTTTTAGGAATTGGAGTCCAGTGAGTAACGTGCCATTCTTCTCCAAGATCAGTCAATGTATCTCCATTTTGAACCATCCATGTACCTTGGTCTAAAAACCCAACGGAAAGATCCAAATGATTAGTTAGGATTACAACCTGCTGATCTTCTTTAGGCAGTTCTCTCTTAATATTCTTCCATTCACTCATAAATAATACTCAATAAATCTAAGAATTACGGCTAATATAGATAAACCCATTGCCCACAATGACCAATTCCTGAGAGATCTGAGTTCTCTTTCTAAATCATCATTATTCATATTATTTCCTTAGGTTTTTAGATAATTCATTAACGCATTTTAGTGCAATATTATCAATGTCAACATTGTTCTCATTTAAATTTGAGTATACGGTGCTTAGTCTTTTTAGCTTATTTATAATGGTAATTGGCGATGGCATTGAATATTTCCCAGATTTTTCATTTCCTACACTTCCGCCAAATTTAACCTGAATTTTAGACATTTTCTTACAGTGTGCAATTAAATCATCATAAGAAATTTCATGCATATATTTTTGTAGAAATGCGTTAAAATCTATCTTTAAATTCTTAATGTCAGTCACGCTTCGAGTGCTTAAACCATCTTTAATAGCATTGTCTATTTTGAAGTTTATTGCGTCTTCAAGAGTGATCATTTCCTGTTTAGGAGGATTAAATGCTTCCATTTCATCAAGGAGATCCTCTTTGTACGCTGCCCATAATTTTGCTGTTTCAAGTGTAGAAAAGGTTTGACATATTGTTATTCTATTTCTAGAAATCTTAACA